GCGGTAGAGAGCATCTGTGCGCTCTCCAGTATCATCTTCACAACGTGCTTGTTACACATCATCTGTGCAGCAATCTTAGGATCACGATCTAAATAAAATATATTCATTTGGTTCTCTTTTCATTATTCGATAACAACATTATACCAAACTTCCCATCAATTGTCAAGGCGTTTTTAGTTTTATTTTTCCCAACGATAGAATATGTGATCTTGTATTTCCACAGTTTTAGTTTTTGTTTTAGCCCAAGAAGGATTGACATAATCAGCGTGATAATGCGTAGCACCATCAGTGATATCTAAGAAAAGTAATTTATTACTCAATAGTGTTTTAGCAAAATCTTTCATTTTCTCATAAGTATTTTTATCTCTTGGTTTATCACTTTTGCCATCACACCACCAGCTGAATTGACACTTGTTTCTTACAGGTATCAATTCCCCCGTTCCCTTCCAACTAGGTCGCGTTTGACCTTGTTTTATTACTCCACAAATTGTGTTTGGAAAACGTGGATCATTTACTCTGTTCATCACAACAGTAGTCACTGCCAGTTCTCCAGCCGTTCCTTGACCCCTTGCTTCATGATACATGTTGAGTGCAAGACATTCTACCGCTTCTGATTTTAAATCTTTTGGTAAAGGTTGACCAACTGCACCAACAACACCGACCATTGTGCCAATCACTAGCTGTTCAATTCCATTCATTATATTAAAGTCCCTTCTTATTATACTTAGTTTTTAATTCCATCTCTGCGAGGTCATCACCCATTTGCAGGGCCGGGCGTTTGATGATAAACTGCGTGGTCATCTATCATATAGTCATCAGTCCAGTTGAAAGCTTCCTTTACAACATTTGCAGATAGACCTTTATATGCTTGATGTAACAATCCATCTTTGGCTGCGATAAGGACATCTGCTTCAGTTTCGTGCAAACCTTCAAGCATCTGAACAAACATTGTTTCTCTCTTACTCTGGGTTAGCAGATTATTACCACCCTGAATATAATGATATAGTTTTCTAGACTCATATGAAAGAACGCTGTGTTCAGTACCAGCTGGTGCATCGTTTCTTTTAAAAGGAACTTCTCCTTCTGGCAACGCCCACTTGATTTTAGGGTCAAATGATGACTTGAGTACCATTCTTAATGCTGGGGTGTTGTACTGTTTTAATAGAGCAACCTTGGTTTGTTTTGTTTTTGCTTTGGACACTTTGTCCAATATTTCTGATATTAATAAATCCATTCTAAAATTCTCCTATAGACTCAGTTAGAGTTTTTAATCTCGTTTTAATAAAATAGTTCAGTAGCTTACTACGATCATTGACTATCGTTTCCTTATATTTATGTATTATCTCAGACGACAATTCTTCTGGACAACAAGTAAGATCAATCAATTTTTTATTTCTTTGGTAGTTACGTTTTACTTCGTTGTTAGGAAGAACATCATTAACGTCATTGTCAATCCAAGATGAAATCTTTTTAGCACCCAACGGACGTTGGCGCAATCCTTCAGTGAATGTATTGTCTGGTGATAACACATTAGGTACTCCGTCACTTGTATCACCTTTAAAGATATGTTCTTGAAGATATGTAACAGGATTTTGTCCATCAATCATTTTTTTAGTAATCGGACTATACTGTTTCACATTAGGATACTTTTGTAATTGAATAAAATCTTTATCACCAGACAGTATCATAATTTCGTCAGAAGATTCTGCACTAAGAACACCAATAACATCATCAGCCTCTGCACCATACACCTCTACAAACTTATAAGGTAGGTTCTCAGAAAATTCTTTTTTGATTTTATTAAGACATTCAAAGATAGCATCCCAATCATGATTAGATTTTTTTCTGGTAGTTCTCCGAGAAGCTTTGTACTCTGGAAAATAGTCACGCCTCCAATAATGTTTGGAATCATAACACAATACCAACTCACCAAATTCTGATTTGAATCGAGTACGATACATACGTAACGAATTAAGAATCATATGGCGAACCATATTTTCATCTGGTTTAGTTTCCTTAGTCATATGCAAATGCATCATAACACTTGCGACTGAAATTTGACTCATATCAACTAATATCATTTATCATCACCACCTTTAAACAACTCAATATATTTGGTTAAATTATTCATATCAACTTCAGTATGTTTCATGCCATCATCACTGATGTTAACATGAACAAATGTATCTACAATTTCTTGTGTGGGGTATTTCATTTTCAAAGCTCTATATACCAATCCCCGTGTAAACTCAATTATAATACCAATGTCTTGTATAAACTTTTCATCATTAACTACAATTTTATTATTATGACACATTTGGATCATGTTAACAATTAATTCCTGTGTCAAATCTTCAGAAAAATTCTTTGCGATCTCTGCTTCAACTTCATCAGAAGGTTTCACATATCTTTTTTTCCATGGCCCCTTAATAACTTGACCAAGTTCATTATCTTCTTCCACTTAATATTCCTCATCATCCATTTCTTCAGTCCACACATAACCCAAATCAGGATAGAGTACACCAACAGTACGTTTTGGTTGACCTTTTTTAGGCCCATACCAATAATAGGCAAGAGCAACACAACGCTTTTTCACTTTGCTTTGTTGATATTCCCCATAAAAATCATCAATCCAATCACCAGTACGAAGATAATTTTGCATATTGCGAACATATCCTTCGTGGGTAGCAAGTCTTGCAGCTGCACCTTTAATGTTCTGTCTTACAGATGTACGTTCACTTTTTGCAAGGTCTTTCTGAGTTTTAATCCACAGTTTAACTTTCTCAGGATGCAATGTGTGTTCATTTGTTAATTCTCTTACACTGTTATGAACACCAGCGTTACCATAGTCAGGATTATTTGCAAGTCTCGTTGCTCTTGCTTTTGCGAGACGTTCTGATGCAACTTTCTTTTGCTCCTCAGTTATAGGTTTACGAGGTTTACAAATCTTCTTTTCAGATGGTGCTTCCCACTTACTGTTGTCCGTAGTAGCAATTATTTTCTTTCGTACCATATTACTATTTACCCCCATTTAGAAAAAATTCAACAATTTCTACTTTTACTTCCCAATGTCCTTTACACTTTCTTTAGTTATTACTTGATACGCACCTTTATTGTATGCTGGTGCGATGGTGTAATTAGATGATATTTTTAGTCTCTCTGAATTATCTTTTTTTGCACAACCATCTATACCAACAGTATCTATACGACTAGGTATGAATTTTGTTTCTCTGCGATATACATATTCGTGACCTTTCCACTCTACAAATTTTTTAGGTTTAGTTTTGAGTTGATCAGGGTGGCATCCGTGCTTACGAAGAAAGCTATCGTGGGCAGCACGAGCCGCAAGAATTCTCTTGTTTTTGGTGGGTTTCTTTTTCCGTGTATTATTAGTTGTGTAATACACAGGTAGCATATGCATAGTCATAATATAAATTTACCATAAGTTAGTGAAGAATGTCAAGTACCTTTAGTATGTTTTTCAATAATTTCAGTGATTTTAATCAATTCTTTTTCACCATCAGCGTCTAGTCTAGTGGAAATAAATCCATCTTCTTCAAGTTTGTCAAGAACCCAACTTACGACTTTTTGATGTAAAGTATCATTTTGAATATATCTACCGATCACATATGCTGTGATAATTGAACCCATTGCTATAACAGTGTGTAAGTACATGTCCATAATATTATTTATACCTTAATTTTTTTATCTCTTTTTTCATCTTATGTAACCATTATACAGAACTGAACAAGCTTTGTCAAGGCAAATTGTTGAGCGTAAGTTATTGGTTTTTAACGAGGTTTGAAAATAGTTATTAATTCATCCTTACCTTTGACCTTAATTTTGTCCAATTCGACACCTTTTAGGTCATCTGGTAGCTGTTCTTGGGTATATGATGAGTAAATCGTATTGACAATACTGCCATCTTCCTTGTGGTAATTGCGAGTGCTACCTTCTAATCTTGCAGCCAGATTAACGGAATCTCCAATAACCGAATAGTCAAATCTAGTGGTACTACCCATATTACCCACAATACACGTTCCTGTATTGACTCCACTACCGATATTAATCTCTGGTAGTCCTTTACCCTTCCATGCAGCTTTTAGGTTCTCAGTCTCCACCGCACACTCCATAGCGGTACGAACTGCGAGTTCTGCATGGTTCTCACAATCCAGTGGTGCGTTCCAAAACGCCATAATGCAATCACCCATGTATTTGTCTACCGTACCACCGTTATTCAAGACTATCTTGGTCATGCGGTCTAGGTAGTCATTGATGCACTCAACCAATCCTTCTGGGTCATCATTGTTCTTATAGTGTTCTGATATAGGAGTGAACCCAACAATGTCCATAAAGAGAAAACTCATTTCTCTACGTTCACCACCAAGTTTCAATGCTTCTGGATTTTTCTGTAAAATTGCAACCTGTCTTGGGTCAAGGTAATGTTCAAACTGTTTCTTAATCTGTTGGCGTAATCTAAATTCTTCCATGAACCGTAGGAAAGCTGCAATCGACCAAACCACAAACATAGTGAGAATAGGATAAGACCAATCTATTAGATAACTGTATTCAGTAAATAGGTATGAACTACCATAGTAAGACCCTGCAAGGAATAATGGTAGAAGTATTGCACCAAAATACCAGTTTAGTGTTAGCACCGCGGCAGTTAGTACCAATGATGCTACTAAGGTGGCCGTCAGCTCCGCTAGATCAGACCAGAATGGCCTTGTGATGTTCCTTCCTGTCATCATGGTTGTTATAGATGCAGCTATCAAATCGTGGCTTTGAATAACTCCAACTGGTGTTGCAACTGGATTATCAATACCAGAAGCAGTTGGTGAAAGAATTACAATCTTCCCCTCAAATGAATCATTGTCTGTTAATTTGTTTAGTGCATAGGTTTTTGTTTTCCATTTGAAATCAATCCAAATAGAACCATTTGCATCAGTCATTATCTTTTTGTATTTTGGTATGCGTAGTGCTTCGATACCACCCTCACCAGTTTTCATTTGGTAACTGAGATCACCAGCAGCTACTCTTAATATCTCCATAGACAAAGATGGGTATAGTTGTCCATCTATTTGAACCACCAAAGGCATTCTACGAACCACACCGTCACCCTCTGGTGCAATTAACATCATACCAACACCTATTGCTGATTTCGCAAAAGACTCTATGGGCCCAACCGCACCTTTATAATTATACACCCACGGTTGCCATGGCGTACCTATCGTTGCAATTCCTCTAGGAACAGGATTACCTTTAGTTTCGTTTGCTGGTATTTGACCTATGATGGTAGGAGTCTTTTTCAACATCTCATCAAATTGTTGATCACCACCCATTCTATCTGCATCTGCAAACAGTATAGGTACTACAACAATTGCAGCTCCCATACGATATAATCTTTCAATATCTTTTGCTAATTCATTTCTGGGCCACGGCCATTGACCACGTTCCCTTATAGAATTATTATCTATTTCTACCGTTACAATCTTTTCTATTGTTGCTTCTTGTTGTGTTATTTGATGTTGGTCTAGTGCTTTCATTCGCACCATGTCGAGAAACCAAGGGTCTACAAAACGTATACCACAAAATATAATAATAACTAAGATAGAGACAATCCATTTTTTCACTTCAATTTCCTTGTGTTAATGATATTCCACAACCCCCAGAGGTTTGACAGTTCTGTGTAAGAGAATACGATTGGTTTGTGTTACCCCGTTGAACCAAATCTAAATCTGTGTGATAACTTCCTGTTAAATCTATTGTCGCAGTATGATTTCCATCACCCTTTTGCATAAGCTCTTGTTCACCACCATCTGTTCTTATCGTCATATTTAGGGTCTTATTACCGTTTCCTTTTTGAGTAATAAAGGTATCATTATTTTCTCCACCGTATGTGTATAGTTTGACAGAGTGGTCTGCATTGTTTGTTCCAGTTTCTTGACCAATTTTGATGGAGTTGCCACCAGAGTGTAAATCTAGATTTACCGTATGGCCACCATACTCTGAGTTGGGTGTAGAACCAGAACACGTTGTATCAGAACTGCTATCGAAAGTTGCACCCTGACACACATGAACAGCATTGCTATTGCTTTGTATGTGAAAACCTATTCTGTTTGAGTCTGAACCAGCTGTATTGTTTTGTTCAAATTTTATATTGTTATTTGTTCCATCCAAGTCACCACCCCAATTTCTACCTGAACCCCAATAGGAAACCCAACTGACTGTGTTGTTATTTCCCTTTTGGTCAATATTAAATACGTTATCATCGTGAGCCATAGTGAAGTTGACAGCATTGTTATTGCCGTCTTGATTGACAGTTATTGTTGTATCATCACTGGTAGTAATTTGTTCTATGAACACACTGTTGCCAGCGTGTGCAATACTACTCAGACTGATAGATATTAATATTATTAGTAGTGTTGTCATCTGTTGTTATCTCCGGCACAGGTATTCCACCCTGTGTCAAATTAATTACATAACCCCAATCAGCGTTTAGTCTTAAATGCACCTCGCTACTTCCAACATGCCTAATTATTTCTAAACGAGAACCATCACGAAGCGTATTGACTTGAGTTGCTTTGTTGAAACCACTTGTCCTACCGTCTACCATTTCTGCGGTGGCGGTTAGTGCAATCAATTGGTCTAACACATTCATTAACAAATCTACATCTAAAGGATTAATATCCAATTCAGTAAATTCTAATTCGTCTTCATCAAGTTTATTCTCATCTAGCACTTTAAACTCTAAAAAATCCATATCTAATAAGTTTTTCATACTGCTAGATTCTCTAACTAGTTCTATAATTTTTTCTTTGGGTGGTTTGATTATTAATAAATTATTAATTTGGTCTAAAGTTAAATCAAGTACAACTGGTTTAGTTGGCATACTTTCACCATTTGTAACTAATGTGGATTGAAATGCTTGATTAAGCATAACTTGACCAGCTTCACTCTCTACTGAAATTTTACCTACTGTACCGTCTGCATTGGGAAGCAGAATAATCAAAGACTTTCCAACTTCATCAACGGTCATACTGAACGCAGTTCCAAGAACACCTATTCGTGCTGTTGGAGTACGAATATCAACATTCTGAGCATTTAGTTTTGCAATGTTACCACTTGCATACCTAACTGTTCCCAATGCAACATTCATTATAAGTTTAGACCCACCTTTATTATTTGGGTCATATACAAAATCATCTATCGTCAATGAACTATTTGGACTTATTGCCACATTTGTATTGTCTACAAATTTTATTCCAACATTACCATTTCCTGTACGAACATTATCTTTAAATTCAATACCAGAGTTTTTTTTCAGAACGAGTTTATTCTTTGCCCTTTCTACTGAGGCATTTCCATTTTGTTTTACTACATTACCAATGGTTTCCGATAAAGCACTATTGCTAATCGAAATCAAAAGTAGAAAACTAATCGTCCATAGTGACTGTAACATTATGTCCTGATCCAACCGTAGTTATAGAAGTTGTTCCATCATATGCTCCACCTTGAGTAATCGCAAATGTGCTAGATGCTCCTGTATGATGTAGAGTTGTATCTTGGTCAGCCGCACCAGTATGTGTTGATGTTATAGTATTGCTAGAACCAATTGCTGTAATGCTTGTTACTTTTTTATCTGAACCAACCATTGATGCAGTACTGTTTTCATTAATGGTTATAGTATTGCTAGAACCAGTTGCAGTCAAATCAATATCTGCATCATCAGTTGCAGCTGAGTTACCTACGTTGACAGTAGTTGTATTTGAACTACCCGTAAGCGTTTGAATAATGCTGTTGTCACCTGACGCTGAATTTGAACCAACCGATACAGTAGATGTATTACTGTTACCAGCTTGTCTAAGAGTAAACTCTTGTATTGCGCCAATTAATGATGTTGCAATTGTATTAGTATTACCAATCTGATCAATATCTAATACCTGGCTATCACCTGTTAGGGTAACAACTGTTCCAGAAACACCGAACTTATTGGTCTGTCCATCTTGATTGATGTTGGCAGTAAGACTTGCGCCCGACTGTGTGATGTAAACATCACTCGCATAACTCACACCGCACATAATAAAATAAGCAAGTATTGTAAGTATGCTTGTTTTCATTTCTCTATCTCCTTATTTATATTTCCATAGTTCTTCTTTTATTCCTTCCTCAATTACCTGAATTACACAATGTTCAATTGCTTTACGAACTGCGTAAGATGTAGACTCATTTTCAGTAAGTCCAGCTTCAACTTCTAATAATTTAGTACCCATATCCAAAAATGTGAAAAGACTCACCCCAACTTTAGCACTTAATATAGTTTTTTGAGAGCTTACTGCAAGTAGAATTTCACCTGTTTGAACGGATATTAATCGTAGACCAACCGACACCATATCTCTACGGTATTCAACTTGTGGGCCTACTCCTAAATATCTTGCACCAACACCACCAGTTTCTATATTAGAATCATAACCAACAATTCCACCAGCTACGAAAACTCCAGCAAAAGTCAAAGGTCTAACTTTTTTTGCGCTTTCTCCATCATAAGTAGTTCTTGTATTTCTTATAATTTGTCGTTCTTTTAACAGTTCGTCTAATTGCATTCTTTCAACAACTGTAAACCACTCTCCCTTTCCAGCAGTTTTAAGTGCTTGTACTAACCACGTTGCTGCTCCTTGTGTTACAGCCATACTGAATGAAGCACCAGCGTCAATAGGTTTCCTCTGCCCTGTTTGATCAACAAATTTATACACGGCTATATCGACCTTCCTTTCGGGAGGAGGAAAATTTTCTAATTTGTTCACCATTGGGACTGATGTAGATGTTGGAGCTTCTTGAAATTTTGTTGTGCTACAACCACCTAAACTAAAAAGTAAAGTCACCAATAGGAACTGAAATAACTGTTTGACTTCCATTTGTATCCAGTATTGTTAGCGTTACGTCTTCCGTATCTTTAACGTAACTGATTGTTGTGCCTTCAAATGTCACTGTGCCTGCTTCCCCAGAATTTTCTCCGAACATACTATCAACAAGTTGTTTTGACAACTGTGCATAAATTCTTGATTCCACATTTTTCATAAACTTTGAAAGATTTGTATTAGCTGCATCTCTTATAGCTTCTCTTGCTGCAGCTTCTTTTTTCTCTCTTATTGCTTTCTTTCTAGAGTATTCTTGATTTTCAATTGTTAGTGCATGAGAACTATATCCGATTCCACTAAAAGCTGGTGACTTCCACCCGTGAACCAAATCGGCTGCTTCAGCATATTCTGTAATATACACACACAAAAATAATGACACTAGAATAACTAATTTAGTCTTGAAATTAATTTTATTTTTTATTTTCATTGTATTTTTTACCAGCTAACTCTTCTGCCTTTCGTTCTATTTGTTCTTGTATTTTATCCTTCTCTCTGTACTCCAGAACAACATTTACTTTTTGTTGTAATCGTATCATATCATTGTCTAACATACGATTTTGATCTATACATTTTATAAGAGCCATATGCATTGCATCTAATTCTGGTTGAATGTTGTTACTGATAAACTGCCATATGTAATATATAAAATAACCCATCCCGACAGCCATGACAACTGGGAATCCAAATTCAGTGACCAGTTTTGCCATATCTTGCATTAATCTCTCCTCACATCTAACTTGCCATCTTCTTTGAAGTTTTCAGCGCGAGCAATACGATTAATGTCTGGTGTAACTCCTAAAGCAGAACTAACCAGCAAATCAATTTTTATCAGCTCATTGCATCCTACTCTTGCACGATCTTCGAGCATCTTACAAAACATAGTTAGAGTTTTTATTTGATCGATTATACCTTCAAGTATTTGTTTCAATACCATAAATATAAAAAATCCCATAATGATTGCGACTGCAATGGGGACTCCAACTTCAGAAATTAACAAAAATATATCCACAATTTTGACCTTATATTGTTACTATTTATAACAACATTTTTTCAGTAGAATATACAAATGTTATAGGTTAGCTATATATGTGTTATAGGTTATCTAAATACCATTCTAAATAGATATCTTCGTGAAGTATTTCGTAACTATTACAGTTACCGTAGGTTTTTATGTGGGTATAAACAGATTTTGGTGCGTGTTTTTCAACCATTGTTCGCCAAAAACTAATTGGTTCTACCGTACAATGTGCGTTTTCACCATTTGGAAGGATTGTATTTGCTGGTCTAGTGCATATTCCGAGGAAAACAAATCGTTCTGCTCGAGAATAAATGTTATATATTGTCTCTGGTAATTGTTCTTTGGGTATGTGTTCCAATACATCTGTGGAATACACACCATGAAAAGGCCCAGATGGTAGTTTTTGAAATGCTGGAACAGCAGGATCATATAAAGCAGGCATCACTCCAAACTCTTCATGGTGTTTCCATTCAGAGTATTGCAACCCCTTACCACAACCATAATCAAGCAAGGTTTTTGATTTAGTATCTTGTATTAAATCAACAATGTGTCTTAGTTGTGGTCTAAGGCTATTGCCTGGAAAATTATGTTCTTCTTCTGCGTGGTATTTCTTATATTGTTCAACAAAGCTCATCTATGTTATATTCCTTTGGTAACATTTGATGCAACTTAACAAAGTATTCTGCATCAACCACTACTAGAGGCTTCTGCCCATTTCGTTTAATAAAAACTACTGGTTCATAATCTCCAGAGTTTGCTTCTGCTTGTTCATATGATTTCCACACATTAAGTGTTTCTTGATTTTTACACTCAATTGAATATGGAAACTTTTCTCTTGCAGCTCTTGCCATAATCAAATCTTCACCACCAGCACCCATGCTACGAGACTCCACATCTTCTGGGTGTACGTTTAGTGATTCGATTAGTTTGTCACGAACCCACTGTTGGAATCTGCGACCTTTTGCTTTCGCTGATGATGTTTTCATTACCAATGTCTCCATGCATTTAATATAATAGCACAACAAGTTACAATATGTAGTATGAACCAAAAGGTTCTAATTGTGAGGTGTATGTGGTCATCTTTTTCATTATCATCATAAGCACTACTTCCCATTGCTTTGCACCAATACTTCCATGCTCTCAGCATCACCCTATTCCTCATCACTCCATTCTGGTGATTCTATTTCATCTTTATTTTCTTCAGATAATTCATTACCACAAAAAACACACCACTCAACACGATAATAACTTTCGTCCATTCCATGTTTAACTTTAAACTCTGCGTCACATTCATTACATACTATCACTTTCATGCTACAGCCTTTTCATATGCATCGTCCCAACTGCCTGATAATCCAGCCACTTCATATTCAGTAACACGATTCTCAAAGAAGTTCGTGTGGTCTGCACCATTAAGAATCCACTCTAACCAAGGCAGAGGATTTTCTTTCACCTTGAAATTAGTTTTTAATCCCAACTGTAATAATCGTCTATCCGTTATATACCTTATATATGCTTTTACTTCAGCCGCATCTAGACCATCAACACTGCCCATTTTATATGCAAGGTCAACAAACTTATCTTCTAACTTAACTGCAATACGAGCCATCTCGTAAATGCTTAGTTTAAATTCATCATCAACAACTTTAGGATGCTCTATACAAAATTGTCGAAACAGTTTTGCATTACCCTCAACGTGCATAGACTCATCACGAATAGACCACTCAACAACCTTACCCATGCCCTTCATCTTACCAAACCGTTGAAAGTTTAGAAGCATGACAAATGATGCAAACAATGCAACACCTTCATTGAACACTGATTTTGCAAGTGCAAGACCTAATCCTTTCATAGTGGCATTATCTGAATCTTGCATAAACTCAATCTTGTTAACCATTTCCTTGTACTCTAGGAACGCATGATACTCGCTGTCTGGTAGTCCTAGTGTCTCATTCAGTAGTGCATACGCACGTTGATGAATACCTTCTCTGGCTGCAAAAGAACCCAACATATTACGAATTTCATTGTTCTTAAACTTAGGAATGAACTGGTCAAAATAGTTCTGACCTACCGCAACATCTGACTGCGTGAACAATCGTAAAATGTTTGTGACATATTCTTTTTCAATAACTGTAACTTTACCTGACTTCCAATCTGAAACATCATCAGATAAATCAAGTTCATCTTCTATCCAATGTGCCTTCTCATGGCGTGTGGTAATCTCTACTGCCCAAGGATAATGAAATGGTTTATAGGTTTCGCTGAATTGCATCAGTCCACCACCACTACGTTTTTTTAGTAGGTCATCACCCACCTTCATCAACTCATCATATCCACCGATACGTTTGTCATCAATAAAGATTTGGGGAACAGAATTAATTCTACGAGTATTTAGCTCACCCACAACTTCTGTAGCACCATTTATTGTTTGATAGAACGCAAGACGTTCTTCTTCATTGTCAATTAAATCTTCTGTATATTCAAAAGAATGTTCTTTCAACCAATTCTTTGCCATCGAACAAAAAGGGCAATCTGTTTTTGTTACTACTCTTATCCCTGACATGAAACACACTCCTCTTGATTAATTGCTTGAGTTTCATAATCTCTCAATGCATCACGAACTATTTTTGTAGATACGTTCTCTGCTTTGTTTGATGTTTCTGTTCTTAAATAATACATTCCCTTACAACCAAGTTGCCATGCATTGTAATGTACTTTGTGCAACTCAGAACGACTAGCACCAGCCGCAAAGAATATATTAAGGGATTGCCCTTGACACAAAAACTCTTGACGGTCTGCAGCCTGAGCCACGATTTCATTTTGTTCAATTTCAATTGCAGTTTTGAATATGCTCTTTACTTCGTCTGACAAATATTTTAAGTGTTGAACTGAACCACCATTGGTAATAATAGATGTCCATGCTTTAGTATCGTTTCTTCCTACCTTTTCTAATTCTTCTTCAAGGTATTTGTCTTTGACTAAATGAGAACCTGCTCTTGTTCTATGAGTGTATGCGTTTGCTTTGCTTGGTTCAATCGCTGGTGATGTGCCACAAATAATTGAACTGTTTGCATTAGGAGCAATCGCAAGTAGATGTGAGTTGCGCCGACCTGTTCCTTCCATGTCTGGACACTCTCCACGTTCTGTTGCTAACTGTTCTGTTTCTAATATTGCTTCTGATTTTATGTGTTTAAAGATTTCAATGTTTTTTGCTTTTGCTAGTTCAGACTCAAAAGGAATACGATTTTTGTGAAGATAAGAGTGCCAACCCATTGCACCAAGACCAAGAGAACGCTCTTGTTCAGCAGAATACTTTGCACGAGTGATGTCTTTTGGGGCATTATCAATAAAGAACTGAAGCACATTATCTAAAAACCGAATAAGATCAGCAACCATACGACTGTCTTTCCATTCGTCATATTTCTCTAGGTTAACAGATGACAAACAACATACTGCTGTGCGGTCTTCAGAGGTAGGTAAATGTATTTCATTACACAAATTAGATCCATGTATCTTTAATCCTTTATCTTTCATCGTTGGTGGCAATGCACGATTAACAGTATCGATAAAATTTAGATATGGTTCACCTGTACGATAACGAGTCTCTAAGACTTGTTCCCATAACTTTCTAGCTCTTGTGCTGTCACGCACCGTTTGGTCATTGGGATCAATATAGTCCCACATTTCATCTCGTTCTACTGCTCGCATAAATGCATCAGTAATATTTACTGCATGATGCAAATTTAAGTTCTTTCTATTCACATCCCC